TATTTTGGTGCATTTCTTAATTACATTAAAAGCAAAGCAGGATTTGTTACGCACAGTGCTATAGGCATTGATTATGAGGCAGTTTGGAAGAGTATTTACCAATATTTGGAGAGTAAAGGCAGTAATGGATTTGATGTTGATTATACTAATTATGATGGGAGTGTGTCTCCACAAGCATTCGATTTTTATCGGAGAGTTACTGACTATTATTATGGAGATAGTAGCCCAGCTAGACACTCTTTATTGTATATATTACAAAATTCTAACGTATTGGTTGGACATAATTTAATGAGAACTGATTTGGGAAATAAGTCTGGCAATCCCATGACTGATATTTTTAATTCAATTACTAACGTTTATATTCTTTATGTTAGTTATTTACAGAGTAGATTAAATAGTGGTCTCTCGTGTGATTTTGAAGATTTTCATCGGGACGTTGCTTTACTAACTTATGGAGATGACGTTATAATAAGTGCCGATGATGACACTTTACGGTATTTTAATAGGATAAGTGTTTCAGACACTACAACAAAACTTGGCTTTGTAGCCACAGCCGCAGATAAAAGCGGGAATTTGCAAAAATTCGAAAAATTATCAGAGTTACAATTTTTGAAATCAAAATTTGTACCTTTGGATTGGTGTGTACTAGCGCCCAAACCAATCGAAATAGCTATTCGTCAATTACAATTTATTAGCAAACAGAATAAAGGAGATAAACGAATTATAAGAGATTTATTTGATTGTGCGCTGCGTTTTGCAGCACATAATGGAAAGGATGAAGTAACAAGATTACAACGACAGTGTGCCGATAGAGGCCACAATTTGCGATTTGATTTTGAAGATTTCATCCAAGATATAATTGATAAACAGCGGGTCTGTGGTGTGCAGACTCCTTCAATATTTTAACTTAATGTTAGGTTGAAACTACGTGTCTAGAGAGATACGTATGTTGAGTGAGAAAGTAAATCCCAGCACCGTAAGAGTCTACTATGGAGTCATCTGTATCAGTGAGTAGACCGCAGCGTGTGTTTGGCGCTGTTTATCCTTAACCCGCCACAAACCAGTGGAAGGGAGCAGGAATAGAT